AAATTTCCACCATTCGTTGTTCCCGTATTTGAAAATCCAAACAGGTATTTATATACGCTTCCATAATTACCAACACCTGTGCCACTAGAGCCGACTTCAATCATTGTTCGCAAATTATCCATATATCCATTTGAACTTAGAACGGAGAAATATGTATCTGTGGTGGGAGGGATGTAGTATTCTGTCATCCATGTAGAGTTCGATAGACCCAATACTTGTAGCGCCGTTGTGGGAGTCGCTGTTCCTATACCCACATTTCCATTTGAGGCAACATTGATAGGAGAAACACCGTCTACACCACTTTGAATCAAGTTTCCTGAGTAATAAATATCACCTGTTACTTTTAATCTACCTAAAACACCGACCGAGCCTTCAATACCCAACATCGTGATATTGTTATTGATATCTCCATTGTTTTCAGCCAGTGATTTCGTATTCGTCTTATATTGGCGTATCAAATTGCTCGTAGACATCCGCACACTAAAAATGCTTGTTGGGTTATCGAATGTCGTCACATATGGAGTTCCGTTGGAATTCAGTGTAACAGCCAAAGGATTTGCCAGGGAGGCATTAGAGCCAACTCCCTGGGCGTTTGACGCGATTCCATTTCCAACAACGGTTGTCACATTAGAGGTAGTAACATTTACAAAACGCAATGTATTCGTATCAACCACATATACGTTGTTATTGGAATCTGATATGAGGCCTTGTGGTGTATTAAATTTTGCATTCGCCAGCGTTCCATCCATACTGGAATAATCCGTTTGGACATTCCATTTGGCGGCCAAGTATCCTTCTATATTGATTCTTTCCGTATCTGAAAGAACCGTGTTATATAACATAATTTCGTAGATGGTTCCATTGTAAAACCCTGTTGCGCCTGTGCCTCCTGTATCAATATATGCACCAATCGTTGTCTTTCCTGTACCGTTGAAAGTGCGCAGAGTTGCTGTATCTGATTTTACCAATAGTCCATTCAAATAAATATTCGTGGTTGTTGTGTCTCTAGAATAGGAAAAAGAGTAGATGTATATATTGCTTGTAGTCAAGGCTTTGGAATTTGTTGCCAAACTTGCTTGGCCATTATACATTGTTCCATAATACATTCTTGCTGTATTCAGACTAATTTCTCTTGTTGCACTACCATTCGTTGTCGTTCCAGCCAATACATCGCCAGCCACGAGGGGCGCAGTCAGAACTAAAAATCCTGTCTCAGAGGCAGGAAGAGGCGTGTAAGGTGTCACATAGAAGTTTGTTAGACCGTCGAATGTTAGACCGACCGAAGTAGTGTCCAGTGTGCGTGGTGTAAAAGGGGATATTGTTGTTTTGTAAGGATGTCCTGAAGGGAGTGTTACGTTGAATTTTGACGCGAGATATCCTTCCACACTTTGGCGCTGAGAATCTGACAGTGCCGTGTTGTATATCATTAGCGAGTTCAGATTGAAATCTGACGCGATGTTTTCAGGAGTTCCTATTGTGAAATAATCAGGCGACACATCGCTTACTAAATTGTAACCAGTCATCGTGGCATCCCCGCCACCGTTTTGATATATTCTATTGTACTGTCCATCATATACGAAACTCACGAGATACGTTGTTCCAGCTCCATATGTACCAGCCGATACATTATTCACATTGTTATATGGGTGCCAATAGATACGCCCTTGATTATCTGTACTCCATCCAAGTGTAGAGTTAATATAAATTCCCATTGACAGCACATTCGTCGTGTCAATGCCACCGTGTTGTTTGGCCATGAACACATTGGTGGCAGACGTCGCCTTGAATACAAGGAACATGGAGAAAGTCTGTAGATTATTCATGACGTTCACTGGAATATTGAGAGTCTGTGTGGTTGTGGGGGAAGATGCGCCAGGAATTGTTCTGAGGCGTATGCTGCTTTGCTGTGTAGAGGATTGTTGTACATAATTGTAAACAGGTTGATTCGCAACAACGGCTTGTGTGAGATGGTTGCCATTTCCAGATTTATCCGCGAATTTTGATATCAATGTTCCGCTGGAAGGAGCGATTCCGTTACCATAAGGGTCCGTTGCATCTACCCACAGTTGTAGAGAATTCGCGCCAGGCAGATTTGTAGGAGAAACGGCTACCGTGGAAGGAGGAGTCGCCGTTGCAGGCATGGTTAATCCAGATGTTCCTGTGATAGCCCATTTCTTTGCTAAATACGCTTCAATCGTCTTTCTTGTTGTTGCAGGCAGCTCGTAATTGAATATCAAGATTTCTGAGATAGTTCCTTTCATGAATTCATTCGCCACCGTTCTACCAACCGTATTGTTGAAAGGGGGTTGTTTGCGAGCAGCTGGTGTATCTGAAGAGTCTGTGCTGCCATTTATATAAATGCGACGTTTTGAGCCAGATGTATATGCAGAACTATATATGAAAGTCTGATTCAATGTGAATGTCCCTGATGAAAAAATATCTGCTACTGCCCCAGTACCAGTATAATACCAATATGTTGAGAATTTGCCATCTTCCGCTTTTCTTATAGATAATGAAGAAGAAGCATACGCCAAACCTGCGCCCAAAAGGCCATAGTAATAACCAGGTTGCGCAATCGTATCAGGGAATCTTGCAGCTATAATGATTGTGTAAGAGGAGTTTCCGTAAGGGATTGCGCCATCTGGAAGTTTATAAAACTGGTCTGTTCCATTGAATGATATGCCTGAAGCGACTGTAGTTGGCGAGCCTTGGCCCGTTCCGTTATTTCCGCATCCAGATTTATCGAACCAGGTTGGAATGACAGTACCGTTTGTAGGTACTGTTCCTGTGTTCAGAGGGTCTTTTCCATCTAGCCATAAGACAAGGGAATTAGGAGCAGTCGTTGAAACTGTGGGAGCCAAGGAAGGATTATATATGGGTATGCTTTTGTATGGATTGCTATACAACAGGCTTCCTTGTATCTTCCACTTCCACGAAAGATACGCTTCTATTTGCATTCTCTGTGCATCGGCGACCTTTGTATTGAATACGAGAAGTTCGTAAATTGTGCCGTTGAATGATGTATTGTAACCAGACACGTTATATCCACCGATTCTTAAGATGTCGCCACCATCACCTTTCACCCATGTCTGACCTAATGTTTTATTTAATGTAAATTGGCTTCCATTGGAATATCCTGTAATAGCTGGATTTACCTGGTTGAGATTGTAATTCAGAAGAGTTGTAGTAGTTGCAGAAGTATTCAGATTATAATCGGAAGTATATGTCTGCGCACCATTTACACCACCGTATACATTATTGACCCAAGCATCAAATGGATTTGCAGGAACATTCGAAGTATTATTTAGTGTAGTTCTTAGAAGTAAAGATGAAGCAGTGGCAGTTATATACGTGTTTTTATATACAATAAAGAAATCAAGCTCGTTCTCGAATGTGCCAGAGGGAATAGAGCAAGTTAAATAATTGCTTGCTACTACACCATTTGTTATTTGAATTCCTGGTAAGAATGATGGGGTACCATCTCTTATATATGAGACTGTTCCTGTAGGAATTGCGTTATAATTGTATCCAGATTTATCTATCCACGATGTTAAAGTAAATGTGCCTGATACAGGAACCCCTGTTCCATTAGGGTCTGAAGCATCTAGCCATAAGACTAAGCCAGAGCTTGCAGAATTATTAAATCCTGATTTATCGGACCATCTCATTATGTCTTCATTTGCGATTGCAGGTGTTCCATTGGCATAGGGGTCTGAAGAATCTAGCCAGAGTTTCAGTGATTTAGGCACATAGGCATCCCATTTGCCATTCAGATAGTTTTCTACGTTTAGTCTATCATTGTCAGAGAGGACTGTGTTAAAGAGCATGACTTCATATACGATACCGTTCAAGGGCGAATGGAGAGGGCCTCCAAGGTCGCCATATGACCCAATATATGTTGTTCCTGAGCCGCTGAAATAAGTTACAGGCGCTCCAGTTGCGACGCACACGCCGTTTACAAAGATATTTCTGGAGGCAGAGGAAGTTGTGTAAGAGAAGATATATTTCTGAGCTGGGTTAGGATTTATGGGGGATGTTATTAAAGCGCTGGTGCCACCTGCATTAATTCCTTGTAAATCCAAGCTTTTTGCCCATGATCCAGTATTTATATATGAAAACTGTCTTGCACCAGTTGCACTTCCTGAAATCAGCTCGCCTTGTGCGTAGATATTGTTCAGAGAAACCACGATGAATCCAGTTTCCGTGGTGGGAACACCAGTGTAATAGGGAATATTATAATACTGTGACGTGCCGTTGAATAAGATACCACCACCAGATACGTATGTTGGCGAAGCAACTCCTAATGCGTGAATTCCGTTACCTGATTTATCATTCCATATAGATACTGTTGCGCCTGTAGCTGTAGTTGTCCCGCTATTATTATCAGGGTCTGCTCCATCCAACCAGACTCTCAGGCCGCTAGGAGGAGAAAAGGCGGTCTCTGGAATATTGGGCGGCAAATAGGACGGTGTATCTATATTCCACTTGCCAATCAAATAGGCCTCTATGCTTTGTTTATTCGCCACTGAAAGCTCTTTGTTGTAGAGAATCACTTCAGAAATAGTGATAGGCCCAGGGGAAATGTTATTGTTGTCTCCAATAATGGTGTTTGCTGCGCTGCTTCCTGTATAGGACCAGCTGGTTGTTCCGAACACATTTCCGTTATAGAAGAGAGTTATGAGTGTAGGAGTAATGGTGTATGACAGTAGGAATATCGTATTTTCTGGGATGCTTGTCTCAGGTTCAATATACACATTATTTACATACACGACATCGTCTTTCACGAAGGAAATGGCGATTTTTCTTGCGAACACGGAAACACCATAGGCTGTATCTAAGAATGTATACGTACCTTCTGCCTTTGTAGTTCCAACGGATACCACAAGAAAGCCTGTCTCTACTCCTGTAAATTGGTATGCGGAAGAGATAGAATTCTTATAGAAAGTGATGCTGCCCTTGGAATCTATGGTGGGCGGTGGAGAACTGCTGCCAGTTGCATTGTTATTATTGCCCGATTTATCATTCCATGTATTAACATTTGAACCGCTTAGAGCTGTTCCAGGGTCTTTTCCATCCAACCAAAGTTGGGGGGCGTTATTGCTGACGTCGCGAATAGTTGTTATAGAAGTTACTGTGTTTTCCAAAGGAGGTACGCGCCCAACAAGAGTTGTCACAGAGAAGGGCGATGCTACACTTATTTTACGCACGACACGATTTCCGCTGTCTGATACATACAAGAAAGCTTTGTTCTTGTCCATGGTAATTCCAGTGATGTTGTCGAATTTGGCATATGCGCCAATACTATTATTTACGTATCCTGTTTCTGTTTCTGAGCCGGCAAGTATGAGGAAGTAATTATTAGAAGAAATTTTGTATATACATGAGGTTCCGCATGCGTAGTAATTTCCTAAGCCGTCGCAGCATACATCTGTAACACCGTTCAAGCCACTTGCTATTTCCGTAACTGTTCCATCGACAGAGCCAACACTACATATGCGATAAGGATAATCCACCGCAATAATCTTGCTTGAGAATGGGTCATACACTACTTTCTTCAGAGTCGAGAATGTAGAACCTGACACATCGCCAGCAAGAGTGGTGACGTAATCCAGCGGTGTTAATTTACGGATTAGACCCATGCCTTCATCTGCCACATACATATTTCCAGCGGGGTCAAAGCAAATGCCGTTGAGATTTTGGAAATAGGGGTCAGAGTATGCCGCGGATGTCATGGGAATGCCATCCACGGTGAGTTTCGTGGCGACAGTCATTTCGTCCGCTGTTACTGTGGAAGCCATGATGGAGGATGTTTGGAGGGAAGAGTTGTAAATGAAAGGGACGTATAGATTGGATTGTATGATAGTGCTTACTGCAGATAAGCTGAGTGTGGTAATATTCTTTGAGGTTAGCGTGGAAGCCATGATGGAGGATGTTTGGAGAGACGAGTTGTAGATGAACGGTATATAGGCGGTTGATGCGAGGGTCGTGCTAATACCGTATATATTTGACATGATTATATTGGATGCTGTAAGAGTGGAAGCAGTAATGGCTGATACAAATGCTTGGGGTGCTGTAAGAGTGGAAGTCATGATGGCCGAGATGAACAGCTGCGGTGCAGTCACCGTGGATGTCATTATGGCTGATATGAAGAGCTGAGGCGCTGTCACCGTTGATGTCATGATGGCCGAGATGAACAGCTGAGGAGCGGTGACCGTGGATGTCATAATAGATGATATGAACAGCTGAGGAGCAGTCACCGTGGATGTCATGATGCTCGATGTTTGGAGCGACGAGTTGTAGATGAAAGGAGAGTACAACATTCCATTTTGTATGAAAACATTCACAGGCGAAATACCTTTCGATATTTTACGGAGTCGAGAGTCCTGTATTACAAACACATTTCCAAGTAAATCAACTGCTATTCCACGTGGAAATTGGAAAGTTGCAACACCTAATGCCAAGCCGTCTGATGAACCAGATGTCCCAGTTCCAGCATACGTTGAACCAGTAGCACTAGGAGTAATTTTACGGATTCTATTATTGCCAGTATCACTCACATATAGATTGCCAAAAGAATCAACTGCTATTTTTGAAAGATAACCAAAATTAAATGTTATATCTGTTCCTACACCGTCTGAAAATCCTCTGTTTCTTGTATGATCACCCGCAAAGGTTGTAACATTTCCAGAAGGATCAATTTTGCGAATAGCAGCTGAATTGGAAAAACCAGGATTATTAGTATCTAGTACATATATATTATTATAAGAATCAATTGTTAACGCATTTGGAGTTCTAAACGCTGCAGCTGTCCCTTGTCCATCGTTAAAAGAAAGTCCTAGACTATTATTACTACCCGCCACAGTTGTAACATTGCCGCCCGTATCAATCTTACGAATTCTATAATTTCCACTATCTGCCACATATACATTTCCAACGGAATCAACGGCTATTCCATTTGGAAAAAGGAACAGTGCCGATGTCGCTGAGCCATCTTGATAACCTCCAAAACTGCCTGCCAAGGTTGTAACATTACCATTTATATCAATCTTACGAATTCTATGATTATTATCTATAACATATACATTCCCAGCGGAATCAAGGGCCAAATCATCTGGAAAATTGAACATTGCTACTGCGCCTGACCCATCTTGATATCCCTGGGTACTACCCGCAAAGGTTGTAACATTACCGGCTGTATCAATCTTACGAATCTTGTGATTATAAGTATCTGCCACGAATATATTACCAGCAGAATCAATGGCCAGTGCTCCTCCGTTGGCATAAAACTGTGCCGTTGTTGCTAGAGGACCATCTTGAAATCCAACCGTTGTATTTCCATTTAGTGTAGTAACAATATTGGAATTCGTATCAAGAGTTCCGCCCACTGTTATACTAGACGCCATAATTGTGGATGTTTGGAGCGACGAGTTGTAGATGAACGGTATATAGGCGGTTGATGCGAGGGTCGTGCTAATACCGTATAAATTTGACATGGTTATATTGGACGCAGTCACCGTGGATGTCATGATGGCCGAGATGAACAGCTGAGGAGCAGTCACCGTGGATGTCATAATGGAGGAAATGAAAAGCTGAGGAGCAGTCACGGTGGAAGTCATGATGGCCGAGATGAACAGCTGAGGCGCAGTCACCGTGGATGTCATGATGGCCGAGATGAACAGCTGAGGAGCAGTCACCGTGGAAGTCATAATGGCTGATATGAACAGCTGAGGCGCGGTTACCGTCGATGTCATGATGGCTGATACAAATGCTTGAGGGGCTGTTAGAGTAGAAGTCATGATGCTCGACGTGAACATAGATGAGTTGTAAATATACGGAATATAGGCAGTGGATTCCAGGGTTGTGCTAATACCATATAAATTCGATGTTCTTATATTTGCATTGACATCCAAGTCCCATGTTAAAGAGGGAATCTTGTTTACGCCCACACAATTCGTCGTTCTGTCGATGAAGAGCGTATTATTTACCACAATCGTGGAAGGAGTCGCCAGAATTTGGTTGGTGGATGTCAAGAAATTTGGTTGGCCTTGTAGGAATAGATTGAGGAGTTTTGAAGAATAATCA